GAAGATGCTAGAAAAACAGCTATGCAAGATAGACTAGGAGGCATAACAGAGATTATGAAACAAGCAGATCTATATCGTCAAGGAGACGTCGGTCAAATGTATATGGCTGAAGGTGGCTTAATGGATTTAGGTGGCATGGAAAAAGATTATAGACAAGAAGGTGGCTTTGTGCCATTAGGTGGAGAAGAAAAAGCTGATGACGTTCCAGCAAGATTAAGTAAAAATGAATTTGTATTTACAGCTGATGCTGTTAGAGGCGCAGGCGGTGGAGACATCGACAAAGGAGCAGAGATCATGGAAAATGTGATGAAAAATTTAGAAAAAGGTGGTAGAATATCGGAGGAATCTCAAGGATTACAAGGAGCTAGAGAAATGTTCGAAGTTTCGGAAAGGTTAAGTGAGGTAGTATGACAACTGAATTAGATAGAATAGCAAAGAAAAATACACAACAAAAAATAAAGGGAGCTTATAAAAATTTAGGTATTAAAAGACATAATCTTAAAGCTGCTCTAAAAGCTAATAAAGCAGACCCAGAAGAACAGGGTTGGTTTGGATCTAAAAGAAGTAAATCTATTAGAAAAAAATTAAACAAAGTAAACAAAACGGATAAATGGATAGAGAAACAAGCTGACAGATTAAGAGAGCATGGAGTATGGGGTAAGGAAAATAGAAAAGGTTCTGGACTTGCTTCGCTTGAAAAAAGAGATATTATAAAAAAAGGATTTCCATCAAAAGCAAAAATGGACATTGATGTTCATAGACCAAACTTTCCAGCAAAAAAATTAAAAGCTGGAGGAATAGCTTTACGTGGATTAGGTAGAGCATTCATGAAAGGCGGAAAAGTATAATGGCTGTAACACAACAACAACTTTTACCAGCACCGTTTCTAACGGATGTTACAAAAACCTATGCAAAAGATCTAGGAGCTTTAACGGCAGCGCCGTTGGATACAGGTAAATTTGCACCGCAAGTTGCGGGTCAAGATGCTTATCAAACACAAGCTTATAATTTAGCAGGCTCTGGTATTGGAGCTTACCAACCTTACATTACACAAGCGGGAGCTTATACAGGACCTGGAAGTCAACAACAATTTATGTCTCCATATCAACAAGATGTCATTGATAAGACATTAGCAGAGTATGATGTTCAAGCACAAAAAGGATTAACAGGAATAGGTTTACAAGCAGCAAAATCTGGAAACTTAGGTGGGGGTAGAGAAGGAGTAATGAGATCAGAGTATCAAACACAATCAGATTTAAACAGAGCTTTACTACAATCAGGATTATTACAACAAGGTTTTGGCCAAGCTCAAAAAGCAGCTCAACAAGCATACATGAATCAAATGCAAATGGCTGGAACTATACCACAATTACAAGCAGCCGACGTTACCGGATTGGGTCAAATGGGCGCGACTCAACAAGCGCAAGCGCAGGCTCAATTAGATGCGACTAGAGAAACGGAAAGACTTGAAGCTTACGAACCTTATGAAAGACTAGGTTATCTAGGTAGTGGATTAGGTTCTATGTTGTCAGGTTATCCTGCTCAATTCCAATCTTCAGTAGCACCTAACCCTACACCGTTGCAGAGTGCGTTGGGTATAGTTTCTGTTGGTGGTGGAGTTTTAGGTAATCTTTATGGTGACAAAGGTGTACCTTGGATGCCCGGGTGGCAAAAATAATGAAAACTTTAAGTAGACCCATGTTCAGAAAAGGTGGGAGTGCCAATGAAGGTATTACTTCAGGCCTAGCTCCTAGACAAGGGTATTCAGGCGGTAAACTTGCTCAAGTACAAGATGAACTAAGAATTTTAGATCAATTAGCTCCAGCTCCTCAACCACGTGGAAGCACAGCGCTAAATGATTTCTTAATTAACTTTGGTTTAAACATGGCATCAGCAAGTCCTACTGGTAATATATTTCAAACTGCAGCGACACAGGCTAAAGAACCTTTTGGACGATTTCAACAACAAAAAATGTACGAAGGAGCAGCTTCAGATAAAGCAGCTTCAGAACATAGATCAACTGTAGCTAGTTTACTTAAAGGAATCAGTGATGATGATAAGAATAAATTATGGGAAGAAGCTGGTTATATGTTTGAAAGAGAGGCTACTAATCCTTTCACTAACCAACCTTTTAAAGATCAAAATGAAGCTTACGATGTTTTAATTAGAAAATCTTTAATGAGTAAGGAAAGTTTAAAAACTGATGAAGCATTATATAATGAAACAGTTGAAACGTTATTTGGTCAAAATTTAAAAGATCAAAGCTTTAAAGGAAATAACTTAGGGGCTCGAACTCTAGCTGAACACGAAGCAAAAGTTATTCATAAAATGTATCCTGAAAAATTAATAGATCAATTAGATAAACAAACTACTTATATTGATTCTGTCTATGTTGATGTAGATGAGGGAGGAAATATGAAACTAAATAACATTGGACAAAACGTAGGTTACAGACCTAATAAAATTTACTTTAATATATCAGATGGATCTTTTTATAAATTAGGGGCTGATGGTATAACATTTACGGTAGTCGATGTAGCTGACTTCCAGGATTAGAGGAGGTAGCCAATGGCTGACAAATGGTTTAAATTTACCGAAGAAGACAAGAAAAAACTTGATGCTGCATTTGATGCATTTGATCTTTTTAATCCTAACATTCAAACTACTTTTGATAAGATAGATGCTTGGAATGAAAAAGAAAAAAAATTAAAAGAAGCACAAACAGATATAGAGGAATTACCTAAAGGAAGTCCGGGTTACCAAAAAGCATCCTTGGATAAAACAATCATTGAACAAGCCGAAGATAATAATGAAGTAAGCTTATCGACTTCAGTATCCAATGCTATTGTATCAGGAGCTATAAAAATTCCTTACGGGTGGGCTCAACTTACAGCAGAAATAAAAGATGCAATTGGTGATGATGTACCAATAGAGGAAACTAATGTAGCTAAATTAGATGCATGGTTTGATCAAACGGTGATTGGTGAAGTGATGAAGTACTCAGAAGAAAAAGCAAGAGCTACAGGAGCAGGAAGAATAACAGAATTTTTAGTTTCTATGTATGGTAACTGGCGAGCAGCTGGTAAACCTCTAATGAACTTTATAGATGATCCTTTAATTTTACAAAAGAAAGGAAAAGCAATTGCAGACAAATTAATTGATGCAAAAAAGAATGGTCGTTACATTTCTTCTAACAATAGAAATTTAAAAAACGCAGCAGACAAAGCTAAAGAATTAAACTTTGGAAAGAGAGCAAAAAAATGGGCTGCTGTTGCTGTTGGAGGGGGAGTGACCGGAGCTTTAGTTTCTGACACAGAAGACATAGGAACATGGGGCGACTGGTTGTTTGAACCTGGTCATTATAGTTCTTTAGATAGAACACAAAAAGAAACATCTTCGGATGATGCCATAAGAAAATTACAAAACAGATTAAAGCTTGGTGGAGAAATGGCATTTCCAATCTCACCTATCTTTTATGGAATAGGTAAATTTGGAAAGTGGGCCTCAGCTCATGGTAAGAATGCAGCGTATAGTAATAAAGCTGCAGAACGTTGGGCTGATAAATGGATAATGAAACCTTTTAGAGCTAGATCTGATAGACCAAGACCTATCTTTCAAGGTGTACAAAGACTAGAAGGAAAGCAAGCCGTAGCACGGAACATGGCCCAAGAATTAAATAGAAGAATTAGTTATGATTATAATAATATATTTCAATCTACAAGAAAATCTGCACAAGTAGTAGACAATCCAAATTTAATTAATGACATGCTTGTTAATTTTATGAAAGGAACTCCTGATGTAATTAAAAAAGGAAAAATAATTTTCCCTGGTTTTAAAAATGAAGGAGCTTTTACCAAAGCTCTAACTAAATTAGGGGCACAACGAAAAGACATCGACATCTTATTAGCTAATCTTAGTAAATACAGAGACAATATGAATGTGTTTAAAAATTCTATCCTTCAAGGAAAAAATTTAAATGTAGCCCCTCCTAAGTTTAATGAAATTATGAATGATAGATTTCAAAACTTTTTATCAACTGAATATAGAATTCTAACTGACAAAGGAGTGGGTCCTATTAGTGGGTATAAAATTACTAATGAAATGGTGGATGAAGTAGCAGATACTTATGTTCGGTATGCTGAAAGTAATGGTGTAAAATTAAGTAAAGCAAATGCAAGAGATGCAGTTTATGATATTGCAGATAATGTTTCTTTAAATCCTATTACTAGAACTCCAGAGTTTGTTTATCCTATTCAAAGTATTGGAGCAGATAAAGCAACACAAATAAAAAACATAGCAGAAAATATAACGGCTGGGGGAAAATTTAAAGCTGATAAAGTAGGTGGTTTAATTCAAAAGAAATCAGATCTAGAAGCTTTTAAAAAATTATTTGGTGCTAATCAAAATGCAGAAAGAGTTATTGTAAATACTATGGAAGACCTTGGAGGGATTGCAGCGAGAGATAATTTTTATAATGCTATGAAAACAGCAAGTGATCAACTCATTAAAAATGGAGAGAGAGGATTAGTTTATCCCAATAGATTAGCAGCAATTACCGCTTTTAAAGGAGCAAAGAATCAAGCTGGATTAAGAAATATTAATATATCTCCTAATGGTTTAAAACTAAGTGCTAATTTATCAGAAGAATATTACACAAGTCCACTGGATGGAATGTTTACTAACGATGTTATAGAAAAAGCTTTAAAGTTTGGAGATAAACTTCCTTTAAGCGGGATCACTAAGAGTTTAGCATACAGATACATGTTTTTAATACCAAAAGGTTTAACTCAATTTGGTAAAACAGTTCTAGGTCCTTTTACTCACGGTAGAAACTTTACATCAGGAGCAGTGACAACTATTGCAACGGGTAATATATTTATTCCACCAACAGAAATGGCTAAAGCTATTTCACAAGCGTTTAGATCTTTACAACCTCAAACTTTGTATAGAGTTACCGGCAATCCTAAATATTTAAATAAGCCTGCTGATCAAGCATGGTATCAATTTTTTCTAGATGAAGGGATGGTTAACTCAAGTGCTACTTATAAAGAAGTGATGGGAATTATTACCGACATTGAAAGAGGAGGAGACTTTTTTAATAGAGCTTTCAAAATGTTTGGTAATAAAATGAAAAAGATTTCTAAAACTACTGAGTGGGCTCAGGATATGTACATCGCTGAAGATGACATCTGGAAAATGACCAACTTCTTTGGAGAATCATACAAGCTTAGACGAGCATGGACCAGTGCAGTTGCTAAAGGAATTAAAAACCCTGCAACAGGAAAAAAATATACCAACGCCGACATACCAAGTGATATTGATATATATAAAAGAGGAGCACAAATTGTAAGAAATACTTTACCAAATTACGCTTATGTATCTGACTTTGTTAAAGCAACTAGAAGATCACCACTTGGAAACTTCGTATCATGGCCAGCAGAAATTATGAGAACAACAGCACATATTATGAAAACGGGACTACAAGAAATTAAAGATCCAGTGTTCGCTAGAAATGGATATGAAAGATTAGTAGGGTTGGGTATAGCCTACGCCACAATTCCTCCGATGTTAGTCGAAGGAGTAAGAGGATTGTATGGAATTACGAGAGAACAACTTCAAGCAATGAGAGAAATGGTAGCTCCATGGTCTGTTGATTCAACATTAATACCTATTAGAGATGAAGATGGAAACTATAAATATATAGATTTTAGTGGAGCATTTTTCTATGACACAGTAGTTAACCCAGTTCAATCAGTTATCTCACAAGCAGAAATGCAAAATGAAAAAGCATTAATTCCTGACATGATGGAAGGAATGGTGAGAGGATTAGATAGATTGATAGAACCATTCATTGGGGAATCTATTTACTATGGATTGGTAGCTGATTTATTTATCAGAGGAGGAGTGGATAGAGATGGCAACAGAGTATGGAATGAAGAAGATGATGATATTGATAAATGGATTAAAGGTGTAAACCATTTTGCCTATACAGCATCACCCTTATCTTATCCTCAGTTAAAAAGATTGTACGCAGCAGCCACGGATCAAACCATTAGAGGAAGAAAATATGATATTCCTAATGAGCTGATGGGATTCTTTGGAGGAAGACCCGTTCAAATTTATCCTTTAGATGTTATTAACTTTGCTGTAGCCGACTTCGTTGCAGCTGAAATAAATCAAAGAAAATTAATCACAGAAGATATGTTCACCGGTGATCCTGTAACAGATAGGAACTTTGTTCTTGAACAATACTGGAAAGCTAACAAGAAAAGATTGGATTCTTTAAGTGCGTTACGAAGAAAAGTAGATGCAGCGATTGTGCTTGGAGAAAATCCTAAGAAAATTTACAAAGAGTTTTATGATAGAGGTAAGGGAAATTTATATATTCAAATGATGAAAAATAAATTTGTTCCATTTAGTTCTGACATGAAATGGGCTCATGAAAAAGCATATGAAGAACAAAGAGAAAAAGGTTTACCTAATCCATTGGATGGTAACAGTAAAATATTAGGTATCATGGAAAAAATATTATCCAAAGCTCAGTTCTTAAACAATGATTACATTTTAAACATAGAAGATTTTATTACTGAACCTGCAACAGGTAATAGGTCGGAGATACAAACACCACCATTAGGTCAAACTCCAATGCCAAAATTAGCACAAAATACACAACAAAAAGATCCACAAACTAACTTGACAAGAACAGAGGAAGCCTTACTATCCCCATCTGAAAAAATTATTGCTGGGAGAACATAATAATCATGCAGTTGAGTAAACATTTTAAACTCGAAGAGTTTACTAAATCAATGACAGCAACCCGTAAGGGTATTGATAATGAACCAGGAGCTGGTGACATTAAAAATTTAGGAGACGTGTGCTATGAAATACTAGAACCCGTTCGTGCACACTTTGACAAACCAATTACTATTACATCGGGTTACCGGAGCGAGGCGCTGTGTGAAGCGATCGGCAGCAAAAAGACATCGCAGCATGCAAAGGGCCAGGCGGTTGACTTTGAAATTGCAGGTGTTCCAAATATTAAGACGGCTTACTGGCTGTCTAATAACGTCGACTTCGATCAATTGATCCTCGAGTACTACAAAAAAGATGATCCAGCTGCGGGCTGGATACACGTCAGCTACAATGAAAAAGGTTCTAACAGAAAACAGATTCTCACTTTCGATGGCAAACATTATGAAAACGGTTTGCCGGAGATGAAATGGTCCGGCGGAAAAGTCGTATCTTAGAATTTTAGCGCGCCTCGCGCGTATATCCTACTTTTTCTAGGATTAAAATATTACTTTAGAATCAATTTCGCCAAACTGTCCTTTAGGTAATATATTGAACGCTAATGAAAATCTATCTTTGGTAGATTTATTGGGCATAATTTTATGCCTTAATTGACTAAAAAATAAAATTAAATAGTTGTCTTCAGGGATGATGGTCCACGCGGCAGAGTTATATATATTATATTCTGTTGGCGTAGTAGCAAATTGAGTAGTAATATCATTAAAAAATTTGACACCAAAACCAGGATCCCCTTTAGGATAATAAATTCCACTTAACCATGAGTTAGAATGACTATGTGACTCTGAAAATGTTTCGGGTTCTGATTTAGTTAGCCATGAACTAAATATTCTGTATTTAATATTTTTTAACATAAGACTTTCTTCAAGAGTTGCATCTATGGCCCTATTAATTTCTTTATTAAGATTTTTATATTTTTTTAAAATATTTAAATTCTGACTTATTACATGCGAACCCCCCTCGAGAGACGTAAACTTTTCGTTTTTAAATTTTAAAGTCAAGTCATTTTTTATATCCAGTCTATAAATAAATAACGTATTAGAACATATAGGAATAGTAGATAGATGTTTCATTATATCCAGGCCTTCAGATCTTCACCAAGAACTTCTGATGCTATATTTACTTTTTTACGTAAAGATTTTACAATTTTCTCATCAACCGTATCATCAGCATTAATGTCTACATAGGTGACAGATTTCTTTTGACCAATTCGGTGCGCACGGTCCTCGGACTGTAATCGCTTCTCTAGGTCATATCCGTTAGAATAGTAGATAACCGTGTTTGCAGCCGTCAATGTAAGGCCATAGCCGCCCGTAGAAGGGGTTCCAACAAGAAACCGGCACCTAGGGTCGGACTGAAATTTCTCTCTGTTAATGTCTCTTTCGTCTTGAGGCGTAAGTCCATAATAATCAACCACGGCTCCTGGACCATGGACCTTAGTAATTTCTTTAATAATATCTTTTATGTCCCATTGGTAATGAGCCCATATAATAGCTTTGCCTTCCGTTTCTTCTAATATATCCATTAATTCACTTATTCTATTATTAGGAATTCTTTGAGTCGTACCATCATCTGCAGTAAAATGACCGCATGTAATTTGATGAAGTCTCATTAATTGAGTTAACGCATTAACGGTTGTAACTTGTTTTCCGTTTAAAATAGCTAAAGCCTCTTTTCTCATTTGTTCATAAAGTTTTCTTTGATCTGGGGATAAAGCAATTTGTCTTTTAATAAATATTTTAGGCGGTAAATCTAGACAATCTTCTTTCAACACCCGATAAGAAAAAGGTTTTAATTTATCGGACAACTCCCCTAAATTTCTAAAACCAGATACTAATTGAATAGACCGTCCCGATATATGGGCCGTTTTCATAATAGCATATCGCATTCTAAATGAATAATAAGATTCATGTTCTAAATGAAAAGGATCTAAAAAATAACACTGACTAAAAAGATCTAATGGATTTTTAGTAACAGGAGAACCGGTTAAAATTCTACGATACTTAGCCTTAGAAGAAAGAGCAATAATATTTTTAGTTCTTTGTGCTTTAGGGTTTTTAATAGTAGTAGATTCATCTATAGCCATTAAAGTATTATGAGAAGCTAAAAATTTAGCTGCAAAATCCCTACCTTTTTGAGTACTAAAAGCTTCTACATTCATAATTAAGAAATGAAGCTCTTCTCCAGTTTTAAATAAAGTACCTAATTTTTTAGATTGACCTTTAGTTATATTTGATTGCCATAATACACACACATTTTCTATATGATTTGGTAAATGTGTGGGTATTTCATTATTATACCAAGTGCCTATAACCCCTTTGGGTGCCACTATTAAAACCCCATCAATTTTTCCTTTATCATAAAGCATTGCTGCATTATCAATTAATACTTTAGTTTTTCCTGTACCCATTTCCATAAAATAGGCATAGCTTTCCCTATTCCATGACTTTTCCAAAGCAGTCAATTGATGCGCGTATGGTTTCGTCTTAAATTTATAATTCATGTTTAAACTTTTACCCAATTAAAATTAATAACTCCTCTAAGGAGATTATCCGTGTGTGTAGAACCCGAATGAAGCATATTAGTTGGAAAAGTTAGCATCCTATTTTCTACACAATCCACTTTTTGGCCGTCCTTAAAAACAGTAGGACCATTTGTTGTATGTAAATAAAAAATACTTGTTCTTCCTAGAGTTTCAAAATCAGTGTGATATCCATATATACGTTTTTTATTTGTTTTAAATGTAACATTAGCTTTAATTCTAAGTAGCGTTTTAATTTTTAATTTTTCTAAAATTGGTTTTAAATTATCAAAATACTTACTATTTACTCCTTCCTTATTAAAGAATACATGTGTAAGCTGAATTTGTTGATCTCCTTTTTTTCCTTTAAAATCCTGTAAATACCATGGAAAAAGATTGGTTTCATGGCAATCAAAAATCTTATTCTTGATATTCTCAAGAATATCTTTATTTAAGAAGTCATCTTTAATCATAATTTTATTCATCTTTCTAGTTGACAATATAAACTTTAAGACCTATATTGTCAAGCATGAAAGAGAATACTTTACCAATTGTTTATGTTGTTCAGGAAATTGCAGGAACTAAAGAGGGTAAACCTAAAATAAATATTATGGGTGCCAGAGAATATGGTGATTTTAAATTTTTATTACCGGAACTTTCTCAAATAATTTTTTCTCCTGGTCCTTTAATTTATAAATTAAGACAAGCATTAAAAAATTTTTCTGAAAAAGATTATTTATTATTAACAGGTGATCCAGCGATAATTGGAGTTGCGTGTTCATTAGCTTCTGAAATGACGAATGGTAAATACAACTTATTAAAATGGGATAGACAAGAAAAAAAATATTACCCTATTGAAATTAATTTACATGAAAAAGGAAAAAGGGATGATTGATTTTGAACAAGATCAACAAAAAGTAATGAATAAGACTGATAATATTCAGTCACTAGCAGACCAGGTTGAAAGATTAGAAACTTTAAATAGAGAGATTGAGTTTGCTGAAAGCCAACTCAAACAAAAGAAAAAGAATTATGAACATTTATCAGGAGAAGTAATTCCAACAATGATGAGTGAGATGGGTTTATCTCACTTAAAATTAATGGATGGTTCTTCGGTAGATGTTAAGCCGCATTATAGCGCTACGATCACTCAAGCGAATAAAGAAGCGGCGTTTAACTGGCTTCGTCAAAATGGCTTAGGTGATATTATAAAGAATGAAATTATGGTATCGTTTGGCCGTAACGAAGATACAAGAGCGGCAGATTATGCTGATCTTGCGAAGAGTCACGGGTTTCAACCGACACAAAAGTTGAAGGTTGAGCCTATGACTCTGAAAGCGCTCGTCCGTGAGCGTATTGAGGCAGGAAAAGAAATGCCAACGGAAATTTTCAATGTATTCATTGGAAATAAAACTACAATAAAAAGGAAACAATAAAAATGAACCAAGTAGCAACAAAAAAAGAAGGAGCATTGGCGACTAATATATTTGAAGCTGATGCTAATAAAGGTGCTCAAAACATATCGCAAGAAGATCTTGCGTTACCATTCTTAAAAGTTTTGGGACAATTATCTCCAGAGGTAAATAAAACTCATGGAAAATATGTCGAGGGTGCAGAACCCGGCAAGATAATTAATACTGTTACCAATGAATTGTATAATGCAGTGGATGTTATTCCTGTATTTTATAAAAGACAATACATAGAGTGGCAAGATCGTGGACAAAGTACTGGTGCGCCAGTAGCAATTCACGAGGCAGACAGTGATATCGTGAGTACAACTACTCGTGATAAGTCTTATAAAGATAGATTACCTAATGGTAATTATTTGGAGAACACTGCAAGTCATTTTGTAATATTGTTAGGTAAAAGTCCAACAACAGCTTTGATTTCTATGAAAGCTACTCAATTAAAAGTGAGTAGAAAATGGAACTCAATGATGATGGGAATTAAAATGCAGGGCAAGAGCGGATTATTTACTCCGCCAACTTACAGCCACATTTATAATCTAAAAACCGTTCAGATGTCTAATGATAAAGGAACATGGTTTGGATGGGATGTGTCTAAAACAGGACCTGTTACTGATAAATCAGTCTATGATATAGCTAAAACTTTTGCTGAAAGAATCGGCAAAGGTGAAGTTCAGGCTAAACATGGATCTGAAGAAACTTCTAGTACTCCATACTAACGAATCCTAGGTAGTGGGCGTCTAAGCGAGAGTGGATACGCCCACTTTTAAAAATTTTATGTCGGTAGAAAGTTTTAAAAATATATTTAAAGGATTAGAGCGTGCACATGGTGTCACAAAAATAGGCACTTCCAATGGCAGCGGAGAAAAAGTCAAAGGTCAATCTTTTGTAAAACGAGAACCTGTAACAGATAAACTATGGTTATCTCACTTACAAGGTATTGATAGTTTAGGTGTTATTCCAATTACTGATAACAATGACTGTAAATGGGGATGTATTGATATAGATTCTTATGCGGGTTTTGATCATAAAAAATTAATCACAAAAATAAAAACATTAAAATTTCCTTTAGTCGTCTTTAGATCTAAAAGCGGAGGGGCACATGTATTTTTGTTTACAACTGAATATGTTGAAGCAAAATTAATGAGAGATAAATTAAATCAAATAAAAGCTATACTGGGGTATGGTGGCTCGGAAGTCTTTCCAAAACAAACAGAATTAAAATCGCAAGATGATACAGGAAATTTCCTTAACTTACCATACTTTAATGGTGATGAGACAACCAGATATGCATTTAAAGATGATGGCACAGCAGCAAGCTTAGAAGAATTTTATAATATACATAAAAACTCAGTACAAACTTTAAAACAATTACAAGAAATAGAAGTTAAAAGACCAGAATCAGAATACAGTGACGGTCCTCCATGTATTGAAACTTTAGCAGCAAATAAAATTGGGGAAGGTGGTAGAAATAATGCGTTGTTTCATTATGGTGTTTACGCAAAACAAAAATGGCCTAGTAGTTGGAAATCAAAAATTACTTTATTTAATGCAACTGCAATGTCTCAACCTTTATCTGATTCGGAAGTTCAAATAATAGAAAAACAACATGAGAAAAAAGAGTGGGGATATAAATGTAATGATGAACCTATGTGTAGTATGTGTGATAAAAGTTTATGTCGAAGAAGAAAGTTTGGTATAGGTCAGGACATAATGTTTCCTGGGCTAACTGATCTTCAGGTTATTGACCTGGAGGAACCTTATTACTACCTAAATGTAGATGGAGAAAGATTATACTTAGAAAATGTCAAATACTTACGACAGCAAAGCTTATTCCAAGAAGCATGTATGAAACAATTAAGATTTAGACCACCAACATTAAAAGAAAAAGACTGGGTACTTATTACGAATCAGCTATTAAACAATGCAGAAGTCACAGAACCAGCAGCTGGTATGAAAACGGATGATCAATTAAATAATCATTTAGAAGAATATTGCTTAAATCGGGTTCAGTTAGACACTCCTGTAGATTTACCTAAAGGAGGCGTTTGGAATTCTGAAGGATATCATCATTTTGTTTTTGATAAATTTTATCATCAGTTTTTAATGCGTAGACGATGGGATCTGGGTTATTCCAGAACAGGACAAATGTTAAAAGAGAAATGTGGATGTGAAAATAAAAGAGTAAGTAAGGAAAAGATTAGAGTTTTTGCAGTGAAAGAATTTGATAAGAAAAAAGAAAATGAAAAAAATATAACATATAAAGAAAAGGATCATTATTAATAAATGATACGAAAACAACTATCATTATTTGAACCTAAAACACATGTAAATAATACATATGTTACAGATAAACCCGTTGATGTTTCAACTATCATGGATAAAAATGATATTATTATAAAGGATAAATATTTTATTTATCCAAATCATGGAACACATCCTTTTGAAAAATATGATAAAAAATTATCTTCCCATGATTATCCGTTTCTAGAAGATAGACATTATAAAAAGACAGGAAACAGAGGAATTGTAACTATAACAACTAGAAAAGGAATTATATATCCTTATGTCAGTTTACAAAGAGCAAAGATCGCACCGGGTCAAGGTGAGCAAAAATTAATATGTTTTCATAAATTAGTGGGAAGAGCTTTTTTAGATCCAGGAGAATTAGATCCCTATGATAATTCTACTGTAGTAGACCATATTGATGGTAAGGTTTGGGATTATAGAATAAGTAATTTGCGTTTTGTTACTCGGTCAGCAAACACCAAGGGTAATAAAAATGTTCCTAAAAATGATATTTTTGAAGTAGCTAAACTCGAAGGAAGATTTTAATGAACGCGCGCGATGATTTAGTTTTGTTAGTAGTACTTACTGCTGCATGGATATTTATAATGTTATGAAAACCATAGTATTAGGACCACCAGGAACTGGAAAGACTACTACTTTGTTAAACAAAGTGGACAGTTATTTAAAAGAAACTGATCCGGATAAAATAGGCTACTTTGCATTTACAAGAAAAGCTGCTAACGAAGCAAGAGATAGAGCAATTAAAAATTTTAATTTAAGTGAAGACGACCTACCATATTTTAGAACACTCCACTCTTTAGCTTTTCGAAGATTAGGTATTAAGAAAGAAGATGTAATGCAAAGAAGGCATTATATAGATTTTGGTAAAAAAGTTAAAGAAGATATATCTTATGCCAAATATCAAGATGATCACAACGGTTTTTTTACCACCGATAGTGAGTATTTAAGTTTAATTAATTTAGCCACCCTTAGAAATACTTCACCGGAAAAACTATATGATACAGGCCAACATAACGGTGATTTAGAAAGAGATAAAGTAATTACAATAGCACGAGAATTAGAGAAATATAAAAAAGAAAAAAATCTCATAGATTTTAATGATATGATATTAGAATTTATAAAGTCAGATAAATCCCCTAAATTTGATGTAGTATTTATAGATGAAGCTCAAGATCTATCATTAATGCAATGGGACATGACAAGATCTATTTGGAATAAAACAAAAGATTCTTTCATTGCAGGTGATGATGATCAAGCTATCTTTAGATGGGCTGGGGCGGACGTAGATTCTTTTATTGCACAAGAAGGACAAATGCTTCCTTTAACACAGTCACATAGAATTCCAGCTAAAATCCATACATTAGCAATGGGCATAATTAATAAAATTAAAAATAGAATCAATAAATCTTGGAAACCAAAAGTACACGAAGGAGCTTTATCAAGATACGAAGAGTTTGAACAAGTAGATATGTCTTCAGGTGAATGGTTAGTATTAGCTAGAACAAAATATATGCTTAATGAATTAGAAAACTATATTTATCAAAATGGTTGGTATTATAAAAATAAATATAAAAAGACTAAAGAAAAAGGATTACATGCAGCTGTAATAGATTGGGAACATTTGCGTCAGGGTCAGCCCTTAACCAACGAACAACTGTTAAAGATATCGGGGTACATGACTAATGATACTTTTAATAAACAAAAAATTAAAGGAATGACTAGGGATGGTATGTATGAACTATCTAAGTTAAAAGAACTTTATGGATTGAATACAGATAAAGTCTGGTTTGAAGCATTTGATAATGCTTCCCGTAGAGATGTAAATTATTTAAAAAAGATGAGGAGGAATGGAGAGAAATTAAATAGGGAACCAAGAATAGAATTATCTACAATTCATGGTGCTAAAGGTGGTGAATCACAAAATGTAGTTTTATTAACTGATCTTAGTGAAAATACATTAAAGTCATATGAAAAAAATCCTGATGACGAGAATAGATTGTTCTATGTTGGTGCAACACGGACCAAGGAACATTTACATATTATAGAACCCAGACAAGAATATAAAGGATATAAACTATGAGTGATATATATAAAAAGCAAGTAGGGGGCACTCACTATCAAAGTATGGTCATTCAGCCTAGTGAGTTTATAAATAAAAATAATATTCCATTTGCCGAAGGAAACGCGATAAAATATTTGTGTCGTCACAAACAAAAAAATCAAAAGCAAGATTTGTTAAAAGCAAAACATTATATTGACATGGCAATTGATAGAGACTATCCTGAGCAAGTGAAAGAAGAAAAGAAAAATTCCTGGGGAATAGTTAAATGATACAAGTTCCTTTATTTAAACCTCAAACTGAATGGTTGCCACCAGAAACATTTCCAGATTTATCCAAGCACGATGAAATAGCAATTGACTTAGAAACTAAAGATCCTGATTTAATTAAAATGGGATCAGGTAATGTCACTGGTAGAGGAGATGTGACAGGTATTGCCGTCGCTGTTCAAGGTTGGTCTGGTTATTATCCAATTGCTCATGAAGGTGGTGGTAATATGGATCGAAAGAAAGTTTTAAAATGGTTTCAGAATGTTTTAAATACTCCAGCTACAAAAATATTTCATAATGCGATGTACGATGTATGTTGGCTTAGATCATTAGGACTTAAAATAAAGGGTAAAATTGTTGATACCATGATCGCTGCGGCAATCGTAGATGAAAACCAAATGCGATATGATTTAAATAATTGTAGTCGTAGATATATTGGTAAAGGTAAAGATGAAGCAGCTTTATATGATGCAGCCAAATCCTGGGGAGTAGACCCCAAAGCGGAAATGTATAAACTTCCAGCCATTTATGTTGGCGCTTACGCAGAAAAAGATGCTGAGATAACTTTAGAACTTTGGCAAGAACTAAAGAAAGAAATTTTACACCAAGATATACAATCTATTTTTGAATTAGAGACTGAACTATTTCCTTGCCTCGTTGATATGAAATTTTTAGGAGTGCGTGTGGACGTTCAAGCAGCTCACCAATTAAAAGAAAAATTACTTGAAGAAGAAAAAGGATGCTTACAAGAAGTAGAAAAAGAAAGTGGAGTAGAGGTACAAATATGGGCAGCACGCAGTATTGCTCAAGTTTTTGAAAAACTTCACCTACCTTTTGACCGGACAGAAAAAACACATTCTCCTTCATTTACAAAAAACTTTCTTCAAAATCACCCCCACCCGCTGGTGAAAAGAATCGCCCGCGCTCGTGAAATAAACAAGGCGCATACCACATTCATTGATACCATAATAAAACATAATCATAAAGGGAGAATTCATGCTGAAATAAATCAGCTAAGAGGGGACAATGGAGGAACGGTAACTGGAAGATTTTCCTACTCTAATCCAAATTTACAGCAGATACCAGCACGGAACAAGGAACTTGGACCACTGATCAGGTCATTATTTATACCCGAGGAAGGCCATACATGGGGTGTATTTGACTATTCTCAGCAAGAGCCTAGGTTGGTAGTGCATTATGCAGCTTTACAAAATCTCTATGGCGTGGACGAAGTATTGGAAGCCTATAATACAGGCGATGCCGATTTCCATACTATCGTGGCAGACATGGCTGAGATACCTAGATCACAGGCCAAGACAATTAATCTTGGTCTGTTCTATGGTATGGGTAAAAATAAATTACAAGCAGAACTTGGAATATCTAAAGAAAAAGCTGATGATCTTTTTAGACAGTATCATCGTAAAGTTCCATTTGTTAAACAGCTAATGGATGCTGTTATGAAGAGAGCACAAGACAGAGGACAAATACGAACTTTACTTGGAAGACTTTGTAGGTTCCATTTATGGGAACCAAATCAATTTGGAATTCATAAAGCTCTGCCTCATGATGCAGCGCTCATGGAACACGGACCAGGGATCAAACGTGCTTATACATACAAAGCATTAAACAAATTAATTCAAGGATCGGCTGCAGACATGACAAAGAAGGCAATGATTGAATTATACAAAGAAGGAATTATCCCACACATACAAGTTCATGATGAACTTGATATATCTGTTAGCAATAATGCAAGCAGAATAAAAGAAATAATGGAGGAGGCAGTTTCACTCGAGGTTCCTAATAAAGTAGACTATGAATCTGGGCCCAATTGGGGCAACATAAAATGATTA